TTAGAACCTAAGACAAGTGAAATTGTAAAGGTTGAAAAACCTCAGGTGCCTGTTGCAAATGAAGAACTCAAACACGATTTAGAAGATGCATACCAGCAATCTAAAGATAATCTACAGCATATCATAGACCAAGGTAAAGATGCGATGGAAGAGATTTTAAACATTGCAAAGAACAGCCAACACCCAAGGGCATTTGAAGTCTATGGTACTCTACTAAAGAATATGACAGAAGCAAACAAAGAACTTCTAAGCATACAAAAACAAATGCGAGAGATTAGTGGTACAAAATCAGAAGCGGCTCAAACAACTATTGACAAAGCAGTTTTTGTAGGTACAACAGCAGACTTTAATAAGTTGCTAAAAGGTAAAGTTTAATGGCAACAGCAAGTAAAGACTCCTACCGTGACAATCCGTTACTAAAGAAAGTTGGAGTAGAGCACCCATATACACAAGAACAAGCAGAAGAATACTCAAAGTGTGCTTCTGATCCTGTGTACTTTGCGATGAATTATATTAAGATTGTTAACGTTGACGAAGGTCTGATACCTTTTAAGATGTGGGACTTTCAAAAAGAAATGATTAAAGTCTACCATGAAAATCGTTTCTCTATTACTAAATGTCCTCGTCAGGTTGGTAAAACAACAACATCGGTTGCTTATCTTCTTTGGTCTACAATCTTTACCGATTCACAATCAGTTGCAGTTCTAGCTAACAAAGGTTCTCTTGCACGAGATATTTTAGCTAAGTATCAACTTGCATATGAAAACTTACCAATGTGGTTACAACAAGGTGTCGTCACATGGAACAAAGGTAACGTAGAACTAGAGAATGGTTCTAAGATTATTGCCGCATCAACATCAAGTTCTGCAATTCGAGGTGGTTCATTTAACATTGTATTCTTGGACGAATTTGCTTTCGTTCCTAATAATATTGCTGAAGAATTCTTTAACTCAGTTTATCCTGTAATCTCTTCCGGTAAAACATCTAAGATTATTATTGTTTCTACACCTAACGGTATGAACCTGTTCTACAAGTTATGGATGGATGCTATCGGTAAGAAGAACGGTTACAAACCATTTGAGATTCACTGGTCAATGGTACCTGGTAGAACTGAGGCATGGAAAGAAGAAACAATACGTAACACTTCTTTACGTCAGTTCCAGCAGGAGTTTGAAACAGAATTCTTAGGTTCTTCAAATACTTTGATTTCTGGCTACAAGTTAGCACAGTTAAGGTACATGGATGCGATTGCAGAACATGACCTGATGAAGATATACGAGCATCCTATCAAAACAGACGGTATAAAATACGTTAAAGATAGATTATATTGTCTTGTCGTAGACGTTTCTGAAGGTAAGAATTTAGATAGTTCTGCTTTCTCGGTCATTGACATATCAGAGTTACCCTATAAACAAGTGGCAACTTATAAGAGTTCATCTATTACACCGCTATTGTTCCCAACAGTCATTTACAATGCGGCCAGATACTACAATGATGCTTACGTATTGGTAGAAATTAATAACACCCCACAGATTGCAGATACTTTACATGCAGATTTAGAATACGAAAATCTATGGAAAGTGTTTACCGGTAACAAGAAACCACAACAGTTGTCTGCCGGTTTTGCTAGAGGAGTTCAATTAGGACTCAAAATGTCACCACAAGTTAAGAAAATTGGTACTTCTAACTTAAAAACTTTGATTGAAGGTGACAAATTACTCATCAATGACTTTGCAACATACTCAGAATTGACAACATTCGTAGAAACTAAGAACACTTTTGCCGCTGAACAGGGTGCAAATGATGACTTGGTAATGGGTTTGGTCATGTTTGGATGGGTTACCACGCAACCATATTTTAAAGAAATCGTTGCTCACGACCTAAGAAAACAAGTCCAGCTTGAAAATATGAATCAATTTGACGATGAAACAGTCGTTGAACCTATTATGGATGATGGTATGAGACATGACCTGGAACTTGTAGGTGGTGACTTATGGGAAGTTGCTGATGGAAGTCCAGTTTACAGCAGATTTATGCGTGATTCAATTAACCGCATGTAAAAGTGATGGTGCATAAATACCTTTATTGGTACAATCTGCCAAAAAGAACAAAATAATTCAAGGAGAAAACAATGGCGATTCAAATCTCTCCAGGCGTAAATACAACTGAGATTGACTTAACAACAGTCGTTCCATCAGTATTAACGACTGCTGGTGCATTTGCTGGCGACTTTCAATGGGGTCCAGCCAATCACATTATGCTGATAGACAGCGAAACAACTTTAGTAAACACATTTGGACCACCAGATGCAAACTCTGCAACTGCTTTCTTTACTGCCGCTAACTTCTTAGCATACGGTAATAATCTAAATGTGGTTCGTGCAGTTAACGCAAGTGGTACTAATCAAAGTAACAATGCATTGACACTAACAGGTTCCGGTGGCATTCAGATTGCAAACGAAGATGCATATCTAACAAATTATATCAATGGCTCAGCAAATACTTATGGTGCTTTTGCCGCAAGATATGCAGGCACATTAGGTAACTCAATTCAAGTTTCTGTTTGCGATTCATCATCAAATAGTTCAAACTTTAACGGATGGCAATACAAATCATTGTTCACATCCGCACCAGGAACTTCAGCATTTGCTTCTCAAGTTAATGCATCAAATGATGAAATTCATATTGTCGTTTCTGACGTTGGTGGTTTAATTACCGGTAATGCTGGACAAGTTTTAGAGACATTTGGTTTTGTTTCTAAAGGCTTCGATGCTACAATAAACGGTAATTCAAATTATTGGAAACAAGTAATTTTCAATAATTCTAAGTATATCTACGCAATGGACCCACCAGAGTATTCTGCTACTCATGCAACATGGGGTTCAACAACAGCAAATACATCATTCGTACAGCTATCAACAGTTGAAAATGCGTTTTTATCTGGCGGTTCAAATCCAAAACCAGCAGACTCTGCATTAGAAACTGCTTTTGGTTTGTTTGCAAATAAAGAACACATCGACATTTCTCTAGTTTTAACTGGTGATGCTGATTCAACTGTTCAGAATTACATCTATAGCAATATTATTTCTACAAGACAAGATTGCGTAGGTTTCTTCTCACCACCTTCTGCAAACGTTGTTCAGAATTATGGTAATGAAGCATCTTCAGTTGTAAACTATTTCCAAAACGTATTGAATATTAGTTCATCTTATATTGTTGCCGATTCTAATTGGAAATATCAATTTGACAAGTACAACAATGTATATCGTTGGATTCCATTGAACGGTGATATTGCCGGTCTTTGTGTAAACACAGATGCAGTTGCAGACCCATGGTTCTCACCAGCTGGTTTCAATCGTGGTAATATCAAGAACGCTATTAAACTAGCATGGAATCCTACAAAGCCATCAAGAGATGTTTTGTATGCCGCTGGTATTAACCCAATCGTTTCATTCCCCGGACAAGGTATTGTTCTATACGGTGACAAGACTCTACAATCTAAACCTTCTGCATTTGACAGAATCAACGTTCGTAGATTGTTCTTAGTTCTTGAGAAAGCAATTTCTACAGCCGCTCAATACTCATTGTTCGAATTTAATGACTCGTTCACTCAAGCACAATTTGTTAACTTAGTGACACCATTCTTACGTGACGTTCAAGGTCGCCGTGGTATTACAAACTTCTACGTACAATGTGATTCAACTAATAACACACCTCAAGTTATTAATGCAAATCAGTTTGTTGGTAGCATTTATGTTGTACCGAATCGTTCTACGAATTTCATTCAGTTGAACTTTGTTGCTGTAGATACAGGTGTTGACTTCTCAACAGTTGTTGGCTCAGTATAAATAACAAGTAGGAGAACACAATGACATTCAACGTATCAGAATTTAGAGCACAATTGACAGGGGACGGTGCACGTCCTAATCTGTTCAATGTGACTCTAACATTACCAGCAATTGTAAACAATGCCACAAACGCTGGAAAGAAACTCCAGTTCATGGCTAAAGCCGCACAATTGCCTGGTTCAACAGTTAACAACGTACCGCTTCACTACTTTGGTCGTGAAATTAAGTTTGCTGGTAACAGAACATTCGCAGACTGGACATTAACAATCATCAACGATGAAGATTTCGTTATTCGTTCAGCTATGGAGAACTGGCTAAATAATATCAATAGTCATGCTGGCAACTTACGTGCCGCTAACGCTGTAGGACCTGCAAGCTATACATCAGATGCAACTGTAACTCAATACGGTAAATCTGGTGATAGTATTCAAGCATATGACTTTGTTGGTATGTTCCCAGTTGATGTTTCAACTATCGACTTAAATTGGGATACAACTGACTCAATTGAAGAGTACACGGTAACGTTTGCTTATCAATACTGGACAAATACTGCAAGTACAGACGTTTAATTATTCGATGGAGACCTTTCGGGGTCTCCTTATGTTTTTGTGAAATGATAAAAAGGCAATATGAACCCATTAAATAAATTTTCGCTGTTTGGCTTTACGATATCTCGTGATAAAGATATTGAAAGTCAACAAACTCAACCATCATTCTCACCACCGAGCAATGACGATGGAGCGTTAACGATAACATCTGCCGCATATTACGGCACGTATGTTGATTTAGATGGTACAGCAAAGAATGAAGTAGAGTTGATTTCTCGTTATCGTGAAATGGCGATGCAACCTGAAATCGAGTCTGCCATTGACGATATTGTAAATGAAGCTATTTGCCAAGATGATAATGGTAACAGCATTAAGATTGTTCTTGATGATGTTGATGCACCGGATAAAATTAAAAAAGCAATTTACTCGGAATTCGATACAATTTTGAGAATGTTAAATTACCGAAATATGTCTCACGACATTTTCAGAAGATATTACGTTGACGGTAGACTTTTCTACCACGTAATTATCGATAGAGAAAACCCAACTGCTGGTATTAAAGAACTCAGATATATTGATCCACGTAAACTTAAAAAGGTTCGTGAGATTAAAAAGACTAAAGATGAGCGTACCGGTGTTGACATTATGAACGTAGTCAACGAATACTACATTTGGAACGACAAGGTCACTACAGGATCGTCTTCCAGCTTCGGACCAGTAGGTGTACGCATAACCACAGACTCTGTGCTCTCCATCGTTTCTGGCTTGATGGATTCACGCCGTGCCGTTGTTTTATCATACTTGCACAAAGCAATTAAACCGCTCAATCAATTACGTATGATTGAAGATGCTACAGTTATTTACCGAATCTCTAGAGCACCAGAAAGACGTATATTCTACATTGACGTTGGTAACTTACCTAAACTAAAAGCTGAACAATACTTACGTGACATCATGGTAAAGTACAAGAACAAACTTGTATATGATGCAAACACTGGTGAAGTTCGTGACGACCGTAAATTCTTATCTATGATGGAAGACTTCTGGTTACCACGTAGAGAAGGTGGTAAAGGTACAGAGATTACCACATTACCTGGTGGACAAAATTTAGGTGAACTCGAAGACGTTAAGT